TGAGCAATCATTTGCTTGGCTGCATCCACAAGCATCGATGCAATGCTGCGAAGGAAGTCAGCAAATGCCTGCTCTGCGGTCTTTGTGCCTTCAGCAACTGCAAGCAAACTGTCGAACAATGAGTCCGTCACTGGAACAGTAATTGCCAGGGCATCGTTAAAACGTGCTTGGGCAAGAGCAGATTCGTCGATAGCTGGCTGCAACCTCTGGTACAGCTCAATATCTTTTTCTAGTGCAATAGCTTTGTCAACTAAAGCAAGCTTTTCTTGCTGACTAAGATCAATACCAAACTCAAAATTCTTATAAACAGTGTCTAATTCTGCATTCATTGCTTTCAATGTTTCTGTATATGCAAAAACTTGGTCAGACTGAAGCTTGTTGCTTCCTCCGAAGAATGGATCAGCCATAAATTGCTGATTTTCAAAAGGGCTGGTGGCACGAATTGCTTTTTGTGCAGCAGATTCTGCGTTTGCCTGCTTACGCACCAAAGCTTGGGCTTTAAGGCTTCGTCCCAGCTCAAATGCTGCATCTGCTTGCTTGCGAAGCGTTGTCGCATTCTCTCTTGCTGCTTGAGCTTCGATCAAAGCAAATCTAGCTATTTCTTTTTTAGTACGAAGAACTTCTTTTTGAACTACATTGCTTTCAGATTCAAAATTTAAAGAGGCTTTGTCAAAAGCAATCTGTGCTCTATCAATACCTACTATTGCCTTAGCTTCGGCTAAACGTCCCCTTGTAAGCCGTAGCGATTCTTGCTCAATTAATGCTGTGTCCTCTGCAAGTTTTACCTTTCTTTTCGCAAGGTTTGCTATAAGAGCTGCAGCTTTTATTTCCTCTTCTGTCCTGAACGGCTTTAGTGGATCACTTTTCTGCGCTAAAGATCCAGCAGATACTGTTGCTTCATCAAAGGCTTTCAGCCTTTCCGGTTTGTTTTTTAAAAACTCCTCAGTAGAATCGGATCTTAAAATAAAGCTTGCAATGCCTCCTACCGCTTGAACAAGTGGCCCTTTACTTTCTTTAAAAGAAACAACTAACTTTGTCAGAAGCGTCATGAAATTAATAAGCCCCTCGGAGGCCATTGCTGCGCCAGCAAGTTGTAATTTTTTAAAAACATTATCAAACTCTTCCGTTTGTTTTTTAAGCTCTTCAATTTCCCCTTTGTCTAGCCCAAAAGATGACAGTTCTTCATCTAAAGTTTGTAACGCAAGAGATGAAGCGACTGACGAAAGTCCTACGTTGTTTAGTTGATCTATAAGTCTTTTAGTTTTTGTCCCCGCAATAGGCAGTGCATTAACAAGTGCTTGAATATTTTTTGTCGGGTTCTCTAAAGCTTTTCCAAGCTCTAGTGCAGATTTAATCATATTATCAAATACAGTGCCAATTACCGAGCCGCCAATACCTCCTGCGAATGACGCTTTTTGACCAAAAGCACCGCCAGAGATGCCTCCACCTAGCAAACCACCAGCAGCCGCAAAACTGGGACCACCGAAAAGAAGAGGAAACCCGCCGCCAAGAATTGCTCCCTGCGCGGCGTCACCAAGCCGTTGGATCCTAGTTCGGCTATTTTTCTTGGCTGATTTTGCTTCGTCCTTTGCGTCCTTTCCCTTTGTTTTATTTTGCTTAATAATTTTTTCGTTTTGCCTAATTTGCTCTTTAAGCTCCTCAGACATTTCTTCAGCTGCATCAACACGTTTCTCATCAAGAGCAAGATTTATTCTTGCAACTTGGCTATTAAACTGGCCGACTTGAACATTACTAGAAGCAAGCGCATTGATGCGCCCTACCAACTTGACTTGTTCCTTGCGAAGATTGTTGGCCTTCGTTATTTGGCTTGATTCAAAACGAACTTGCTGAGCAGCAGCTTCAGGACTTCCTAGCTGAGTAGCAGGGCCAATCGCTACACCCGCTCTTTTACGAGCATCTTGAATTACTTCATTTTGCAGCTTGCCCAACTTCTCAGCTTGAGCCTCTGCTTGTGCTAGGGCATTGGCATAATTTTTAACTTCAGCAACCTGTTCGTTAAAAGGTAAATTTAATTTTAGACCAACGTTGTCAAGAGCAGAAGCGAATGCCTGCGCCTGCGATCTTGCTCCACCAAAAGTTTTTGAAAAGACAGCTTCATTATTTGTAGCACTTCTGGCTAACTTATCTAACTCTGTTTTTGCTTTCCTTATTTCATCACCTGCTTTTCCCGCGCCAGGTGAAAGAAGATCTAACGGTTTTATATCTTTTGCAAGACTGCGAATTTGGCCAATAGTCTTCAGTGTCGCGTCTAGCCGAGCTTGGCCTTTGACGCTGGCGACTATGTTTAAGCTGTAATCCATAGCCGCGTCAGGCTCGACACTTCACCTAATCTTACCCTCTGCTCATTGTTTGCGCCCTGCCAGCGGTCTTGGCATTCTGAATCGCTTTCTCTTCCTGTTCCCCCTTTATCTCAAAAAAAGCAGCCCAACCGATTAGTTCCTCCTGCGTCAAAGTTTGCGAAAGCTGGGCGACAGTCATGCCCAGCTCTTTAGCTAACGCATAGATGAAAAACCAATCGCCCCTAGCTTTTGAGATCTGCCTTCGCTTCCTCCACCTTATTATCCGTTCCAGAAGCCAACATCGCTAGTTGGATTTCCTGAAGCACTGCCGCTTCAACCGAGTTTTTTAGAACAGCCTTCTCGCCATCTTGGAAAAGACGCTTGCCTTCGGCGTCTAGCGCCTTGCGAATCATCATGCCAAGTGCAAAATCACTCGCATCTTCAGAATCAACATTCTTCTGAATCGACTCGCGCTCAGCAATCGTTAACGGATGCCAGTAAACCTCCAGCACCACTTCACCGCTTTGCTTAACCTGATGCTTATACAGCTGGCTTACACCAAACTTGTTACGAAGAAGCTCTACAGCTCGCATTGAAGATTTACTTGCTTTCAATAGAATACTACGCCGTAGCAGTAAATTGGCAAGAAATTACCCCGATAAAGTGCGACCTGTCCTCAATGTCAAGCGGAGTAGGGCCAACGATGTCTAACACTCTAGGTTTGCTGCTAAACGTATCCACATAACCACTGGCATTGACTGAAGTTAAGCCGTCAATAACCGATTCGCTAATAGCTGAAAGCACTGCTGTACCAGCAGATTTGGGTACATAAATATTGCACTGGATCGTCCCAGCGTAGTAATCCTGTGCTGCGCCTTGATTTTGGAGAGTGGACTGCCCAAAGTTGACTGTCATCAAAATATATTTCTTAGTTTTACCAGGCGTTGTAAACGCAACATTGTCGTATTTCACCAAGACAGTAGCGTCAGCTGCTACCACAGAATCGGTCACGGCTTTCTCGAAGGCTGCTCTGGCGTTGACTAAGGTCATGACTACAGCTCGGTATAACCAGTGTAAATCTCACCAGCTTGCGTGCCAAACGTACCGATCCCTTGACGCGCTCCAACAGAAATGCGAGGGGCACGAGGCTTGAATGCTTCCCCAAAAAGCTTCGCCATTTCTGGGCCCTGAACAAATTGTTGAACCTTCCCGCTTTTTAATGCGTAAACAGCATATTCAGCTGCATTGCCAATATAAACACGTCGTTTATAGTTGAACGCCTTACTAGGCGGGTAAAACCTAGGGTCAATCTTATAATCTTTGTTTTGTTTGTCAGACCATTTAGTCTTACTAAGACTGGCCCAAGGCTCTTCTATTTTGTCTTTAGCCTTAACTGGTGACGTATTAGCTTTCCAGCTAGACGCAAAAAATCCTGTATAAACAGGGCTGCGTTTTTTAGTAGCTAAACGACGCATAGTCGTCAAAATCAAACGATTGAAACTCTCCTGCATATACGCCTCTAAGTCCGGCCCCGCTAAGTCAAGAGATCTAGTAGCCGCCATTAGAAACGCACCAATAAAACGAACAGATACTCTTGCCCGCCCTTGTAACTGCGGACATCAGTAATCTGGGCAGCACGATTGGAACCCGCATACTTAAGACTTACTTCGTCCTCAAAAGTAGGCTGGTTGTCCCCAATCTGATCGGGGGTAATGTATAAACGTGCTTTGCGTTCTTCGCGGCCCTCTTCTTCTTCAGAATCGACAAACTCAATTGGTGCGTCGAAAGAGTAAGACGTGTCTGTCGTCGTTAACGTACCAGTGCTGGTGTTATACGTTGGCGACACCTTGCGGGTGTAAGTGATTGTCGTGTCAAGAGATTTGCCCAGATCAGCGACAACTGATTTGGCAACGCTTTTGAATAAACTGTCTAGTGCTCCTGGCATCTCAACCCCTCACAGTACGTACTTGATAGCTACCACTACCTCCAAG